TGAGCAAACTAAAAGTAGAGAAGCAATTGAGTTTATAGAAAGTAACATTGCTGCAAGAAACAGAATTTGGGATTACATAGAACCTCATTCATTAGATTATTTTGGTCAAAGTGACGATGATGTTTCTAGTGTTCCTTTATTTAAAAAAGCTATTGAAGTAGCCCTATCCTACGACTTTTAGCAAATCTATTGACTATTAACCACTTTACGATATATTAATTATGGGAACGTGTATTTATTATCCATTTATGGGAACGCTAGACAAACAAAATGCCCTAGCATCTCTAAGAACATGGAATCTTATTCAAGATAATAGTGGACCGTACAGAGTCTACCGCGATGAAAAGAACAATATATATCACTCAGTTACACATATCTTAAAAGAAACTGCACCCCAACATACAAAAGATGCCCTTGAAAATTGGCTTAAAAGGTCCGATTCTATTGTGGAGCGTGATATTGCTTGCGAAAGAGGCAAGCTCGCACACAGCCACGCAGAATTTATTCTCAAACTTGCAGCAAAATTTGCAAGGCAAAACTCAAACAAAAGAGGTTTATGGAGGACTGGATCGGATGGATTGGAACGCTGTCCGAAAAAAGTCACTCAATGGGGCTTACAAAAAGCAGTTGAATCCGCACCGCGTGTTAGCTGGAGTGCGTCAGGCTACGCAAGAGGTTTACGATCATTCATACTGGATCGTGTAACGGCCATTCATGCCGTAGAATTTTCGGTCTATAAACCAGGCTACGGATTTGCTGGTACAGCAGATGCTCTACTGGACATTGATGGAGACGGGCCATTCATAGTGGATTGGAAAACAGCAAAAGAAGTAAGATCAGACGATATGATAGAACAATTCTGTCATCAACTTGGAGCGTACAGTCTAGGTCTACACCATCTCACAGGAATAAAACCAAAATATGGTGCAGTTGTGGTAGCCCGTAGAAGTGGAAAACCCCAAATAAAAATCCTCAACAACTTAGAGTTACGAGGATCAGAAAGTATATTTTTAGATAGAGTGGATCGTTACCACAAAAACCTAAAAGAGTTAGCGATTGTTTAGTTGATCTGGATAATCGTTTTTAATCCATTCGGTATTCATATCATCAGATAAAACATCCAATAAATTACTCAAACCTTTACAGGATATTGGAGTAACAGTTGAAGCAAGTAAAAGAATACAGAGTTGTTTCTTTTCATATTCACAAAATTCTGAGTTTATTTTCTCAAATTGAATCAAAACTTTTTTATCTATGTTTTTTGGATCGCTAGTCATTGTGATAAATCCGCAAATTTTTTCATAACAGCTTCTTCAATAGATTTTGAATCTAAATCGGATTCTGTTATATCCTTAAAACCTAATTTTTCTAACCTATCGAGAGAATTTTCAACTTCTTCTTCATAAAGTCTCTCCAAGATAGCATCATTATCTGGATCGGGATATATACCCGCATCTTCCAAATCTTGAATTGCATCATCTTCACGCTGGTTATCCAGTGCAGATTGATGGTAGTGCATGAATGAGTCAGTCATACTTTTTTAAACCTCGTAAGTAATTTTGAATATAGTTCGATACCTTTAAAATATGAGATAGTATCTCCGTCAGCCAGTGCAGCCTCCGCAGTATCTAACACATTATCTAGAATGGTATCTTTATTGTCTTTAATCTTTTTCTCTGGATCGGGTTTAGCCTGCTCCCATTTATATAGATTAAAAGAATCTTTGTAATATCTATAAGCCGTAGACTTAGGAATCTCGAAATCAGTATGCAGTATATCGCATATATCCAAACGAGTTAATTTTTCTTTTGGATCTTTTTTGGATTCGTTATCTACCAGACATTTATAGATGAAGTTTTCAGCTTCCTCTTTAGTCATCTTTAAATCTGGCATATTTGAAAAAAAGATGCTCAAAAGCGTTATAAAGAATAGTTTGATTATCTGGATCGGCTTGAGAATAGCAAAATGCAAGAGCTTGCTCAAAACTACCCCCGAACCTATCCATATTTTCTAAGGCTTGATTAATAAAATATTTAGTCATAACCCTAAATCTTCCTTATCTTCTATAGCTAACTGTTGTTCAAAAATAGTTAGAAGAATGTTTGCGGTCTTATGTATAAAATAATGACCTTCTTCGGGAAATAAATCCTTAATTTTTTTCATAAAGCTCGTAAGGAACTTTATTTCATTCATAGTAAAAGTAATAAATCTTTCACTACTGTTGTCTAATGGATCGACAGCCATAATAATTGTGGTTAATGGACACTACAATATTACATGAATCGCCTTTAATATGCAATATCAAAATTCTCATTCATAATTCTCACTGATAATTCTCAGAATTTGACATTCATAATCGACTAGGTTATTTATGGATTGTAAAAATTCTTTCATTCATCATGTCATCCACCATTCATAAATTTTTTAATCGAAAAGATTATAAGCTCAGTATTCAAGATACTTTTTTTATATTAATCTGTTTACAAAAAATAGCTAATAATGTTAACAATCAATTTTCGGACAATCTTTGTTATCGTGCAGATAAATTAATAGATAAAATTTTAATTAATATTGAATTAGATAAATAACTTGCTATCTCATATACATTAGTGTAGTATTTTAAATGTAATCTAATTTTTACAAAACCCATGAAAAATTACAATTCAAACAAAATTGATTCTCTTGTTTCATTTACAGAAATAGATTTACGAGTGGATCGTCCTTATCAATCAGAAAACTTTACTAGAACTAATCTAGGTTATCAGCGTAAAGGTAACGAGGATCAAATCTCTACAGCATTTAATAAAAATGATGATTTAGAGACTATTTTATTTAAAACTAATGTTTTAAATGATCCTGAACTTAAACCAACATTCACAAAAGTAGATGATGTTTCTTATGAATGTCCTAATACTAAGGCTGTTTTTTCTAATAGGTTAGGAAAAGTTTTATCTACAGTATCTAACACATATGAGTTAGTTAAGCATGATGTAATTTTAGATGCTATACAACCGAACCTAAATTTTTTAGAAGTTGAACACATTATCCCTATGAATAACACCGCTAGGGTTTTTATTATATGCGCTATTAAGAATAGTGATATGGAAGTGTCAAACGGTGACGCTATCCGCCGAAGAATGATTTTTGTTAATTCTATGGATGGAAGTTACAGCTTCAAAGTTATTCAATCTGACGTGCGTTTGTGGTGTTTCAATCAGATGGGTTCGATACAAAATTCTAAAAATAAAATGGTTTTCAAACATTCTAAAGGGGTTAACCAATATCTTCAGAATTTACCCGCTTGGTTAAAATTTCAACGTGAAGATTTAGCAAATTCTATTGAAGAATTTAAAGCGATGCGTAATACCCCATGCTCATCTGATATGCTTAAGAGTCTGTTTTTGCATAGCTTCCAAGATAAGCTTATCGGTCAGATAACAGATAAAGACACTAAACAAAAAAGAAACAAAGAATTTAAAGATATTAACAAGGAATGGATCGCAGTTAAAAACAATTTTAGGGTAGAGGGTGAATCTAATTTGTTTAACGCATTCAACGCTATAACCGAATACGAGACACATTCAGAATCTAGCCGTGTAGATTCAACAGAATCAGCGCGCATACGTTTTGAGAGTCTTATAAGAGGCCGTTGCGCTGAGAGAATCCAAAAAGCTAGACGCGAATGTTTAAGACTAACTACAGTTTAAGGAGATTATTTAAAATGATAGAAACATTCAAATCACTTAAAAATAACGATTTAATAAGGGTATCTATGACAGATGCCCTAATCGGTAAACGTGAAAAATTACTTTCAGTTGGCCGCCGAACTCATTCAAAAAAGTATAATGTTGAGAAATTGACATTACATCAACTTAATAAAGATGGATCGGTTTGTAAACATTCATGCAAATATTATTTCTACTATCGGCCAGAATCAAATTTTCTTTCATTAGCAATGTCCAATATGGCTTGCTCATTTACAGGTATTGAAAAATTAGAAACTGTCTAACAGAAAGTAAAAATTATTAATCCTGATTCTAAAAAAGTCAGGATTTTTTATTGTCTTATGTGAGACTAAAATAAAACAATTAAGATTGTAATAATTTAATGATCCTCTAGGGATGTTTATACCTTTTAAAATTATAGTTATATCAATAAATTTATTTGCTTTTTTATTTGTTAGATACTACAATACAGGATGTAATAACCATCTTTATTATTATGACTAACTCTAATTACATTCAACTTGAGCTTCCGTTATTTGCGAAATATAAAGTTACCCATTTTATAAATTGTGGAGCGTGGATAGATCCAAACCCTACAATTGAATATTTTGAAGAATGGTATGAAATGGAAGATTATGCAAATGAAGAAACTCAAAGGAGAATAGATTATACAGTGCAACATAGTCCATTTACTATTAGTGAGGAAGAATATAAAGAAATTGAAGAGTATGAAAATTCAATGTATAAAATCGAAGAAATAACAAATAATGGATTAAAACTTATTAAAGGTTGGGTTAATTCATTCACTGCTTAAAATCATTCAATCATTCACTTATTAAAATTCATTCACTTTATTATTATGAAAATCACCATTAAATTTGATTTAGATCAAAATGTTCATTCAACTAATGAGCTAACTGAAGCTTCAAAGTATTTAAAATTACTTTCACAGCATATTGAACAGAATATAGATAAAGAAAAATTAAATAGAATTATTGGATCGAATCAACCCATTCACACTAAAGAAAAGAAAAATATTGGATATTATAAATTTGAAAATAAAAAAATTGAAAAGGAAAAAACTGAAGCAGAAATTACAGCAGATTTAAACAAATGGAGTAGGAAACATTTTGGATATGTTGAGAATGGAGTTTTTAAAATGGATGATTAAATTAAATTAGTTCAGGAATTAAAAATTAATAGCTAGATTCTTATTTGAGTCTAGCTTTTTTATTATGTAAGAATTGAATTATTTTAAACTTGTTAATGTAGTATTGCATAGGTTAACTTTTAAAATTATAGGATTCTTATTTATGAGATTCTCTAGTGATACCAATTAATTTAAAGTCTTATTATGTGAGATTGTAGAGAATTGATAGGATTTTTTAGTTTTTTATTAGTTATTATTGTATTAATCTAGTATTGTGTTATCTGGTAAAATTTGTTAAAATGGATATGAAAACTAACTTATTTTCAACTATGGCAACACCAAAAAACATTTGGAATAATTCAGCAGAAATGCATGAAATTATCGCGAAAGAATCTCCAGAATATTTTGAAGCACCAGAACCAAAAAAAGTTACTTCTGGAGGATCAACTTATTATGAAATGCCCCCATCCCAATTTGCTATTGATGCAATTTTGAATGAGGCAAGAATTAACAAATTAAATGGAGGTTCAAACAATGTCAGTTTCTAAACTTGAGTATGAACTTAAATATTTGAATGAAACATTAGGAACAAATCTGTTTCTAAATCGTTATCAATCAGGATATGTGATTTTTGAAAATGGAAATTTCAGTAATGAAATTAATTCTGCTATGACATACAAAGAATGTCTAAAAGCAATACAAACAATAAGATATTGTTTCGAGTCTAAATTAATTAAAAATCAAGTATTTGAAAAAATTCAAAAAGATAAACAAAATGATATCTATTTTGAGTTATCAAAACTTGGCACGAATTAATTCTGTTTTTTCTCCCTTTCCATACCATGCACGTAACTACTAAATTCAACCAGAACCGAATAAGGGTTTACTCATTACCTACCCACAAACAAAACCGCATCTGGAGAAATGCAACCGTTTTATTTTTAACAACTGTTTCTTTCTTTCTGGCCTGCTATCTCACAGACAAAGGATTTCAAAAATGTCTAGAGTCTGGCAGATATTCCACTATCGAATGTGAGAAACTCCACCTCGGCTAATTTGTTATTCTGTCCCCGTGCTATCCCACACAATCCCCACGGCACGGGGCAGGATTTCAAAAAAATTTTTATTATATGGAAAGACAGGGAACTTACTGATAAATCAAAGCATAAGCGATAAATGTACTACAATATAATAATACTACAATATTACTCTAGTGTCAACTGTTTTTCTTAGCTTCTACTTGAATTGATAGTTGTGGAGTGTTTAAATTGATGTTCTCTACACTCTCCCCTAGTACTTTACCGAGTGAATCTAGTATCTGAGCAGCCGTCTGTAGCTGTCCTTTCCTTACAGCCTGTTCAAATAACCTCATTCTCATCCCCTGGACTCGTGAGATCATCTTTTCTCTATCCTGTTCCCAATCCTCATCGTTCCACTGTTTTACCTTTCTCCAATCGGTCCAGGCAGTCTCAATGCCAATCTGCTCTCTGGCTGAGTGCTCATGCACAAGTTGTCTTGTAGTTTTCCCAGACAACTGCCTTGAGTATAATCTTTGCCTTCTAGCTTCTATCACTGCATCAGGTTGTCTTTTTCCACATACTCTCCCATCCTTGAGTGCCCTCTCAGATGTAAATTGACCATTTGAATTACGAAGAACAGAATCAGCCACGGACTAAAATTGTTGTTAATACTTGAATAATAACCCTAAAAACACGGTTTAGTCGAGAAAATCACGGAAATCCGTCAATATTTAAGCTATTCTTTACTACATGAGTACAAAAACAGCCGAAAATCTCTCCCTCCGATGGGCACAGGGGGAGGTGTTCAACGCAAAACAAAGATTCAGGGTACTGGTCGCTGGCAGAAGATTCGGAAAATCCTATTTATCCTGCATAGAACTACTCAAAGCAGCAATAGACCGCCCAGGCGAAACATATTTCTACTGTGCCCCAACCTATCGCATGGCAAAAGACATAGCCTGGAAAGAAATCAAAAAACTTATCCCACGAGAATGGATACAGTCCAAAAACGAAACCGACCTCAAAATCGAACTAATTAATGGATCGCTAATCGAACTCAAAGGAACCGAAAACGCAACAACCCTGCGTGGCCGAAGCCTCGCTGGAGTAGTACTTGACGAAGCAGCCTTCATGGATTCTGACGTATGGTTCCAGGTAATCAGACCAGCCCTCGCAGATAAACAAGGTTGGGCATTATTCATCTCCACACCAGACGGCACAGCCTCATGGTTCTATGATTTATGGTGTTACGTTCCAGAAGATGAAACAGGTGATTGGAAACGCTGGAGCTTCACAACAATAGACGGGGGTAATGTTCCAGCCGAAGAAGTCGAAGCAGCCAAGGCCCAATTAGATAACAGAACATTCAAGCAGGAGTTCGAGGCAAGTTTCGAGAATCTCACTGGTCTCGTTGCAGTCTCCTTTTCAGACTCCAACATTTCTACCGAAGCGGAGGACATATCTATCGCCCCACTCTTATTAGGAGTCGATTTCAACGTAGACCCACTCTGCGGAATCTGTGCAGTCCGACACCAAGGCATTCTCTACGTCTTTGACGAAATAATTTTGACAGGCGGTGCAACAACCTGGGATTTTGCCGAAGAAGTTACAAATCGTTACGGAGTAGAAAGACGCATCATCGCTTGCCCTGACCCAACGGGTTCAGCCCGAAAAACATCAGGAGTAGGCTCAACGGACCACACTATCCTACGCAGAAGCGGATTTACTGTGTCATCTCCCAGATCTCCCTGGAAAGTTCGTGACAAAGTAACCGCAATAAATACTGCACTATATGACGCAGCAGGAGAAAGACGAACAATCATCCACCCACGCTGCAAAGAACTAATAAAATCCCTCCGCACTCTGACTTACGCTCCAAACACAGGTATGCCAAACAAAAACCTTGGAGTTGACCACGCATTTGACGCTTTCGGCTACCTCTGCCTCCAACAGTTCAACCTTGCCAAGCCAGAGACATTAGGCCAAACTTCGTTTAGAATATACTAAGAGACTTCTTTATTTATGGCTTACGGTTCAATGACCCCAAAGAAAAAGAAAAAGAAGAAAAAGGGAGGTAAAAAGAGAAGTGAATGTTCCTGTAAATAAAGCGTTATACTCCAGAGTAAAAGCAGAAGCAAAGCGTAAATTCAAAGTTTACCCATCTGCTTACGCTAACGCATGGCTTGTACGAGAGTACAAAAAACGTGGAGGTACTTATCGAGTGGAGAAAAAACGTGCCACAAAAAAGAAAAAGTAGTACAAATCCTAGAGCCAAAGGTGGTTTAACCCGTTGGTTCAAAGAGAATTGGGTCGATGTCAAAACGGGCAAGCCTTGTGGTCGCTCAAAAGGAGAAAAAAGAGGTTATCCAGCCTGCCGACCAAGTAAACGTGTCTCAAGTAAGACACCTAAGACTGTCGGAGAAATGACAGCAAGTGAAAAAGCAAGATTTAAACGTGAAAAAACTGGAAGCAAGAAGATAACATATCAACATAGACGCAAAACTACGAGGAAAAAGAAAAAATGAGCAAATCTCACGCAATGGCTAGATGTCAAGGTTACATCGCAAGTGTCAAAAAAGGTAAGAAAAAGAAAACTAAGCCAAAAAAGAAGAAAAAATGAGTGTAAAATCTCGTGTAAAGCGGTAACATAGAGTTATCTAGGAAAAATCATGCCTAAAAAGTCCTATTCTGCAAAACAAAGGAAATTAGCTGCTGTTGCACCTCCTAGAGATAAGATCACTGCTGCTGATTTTAAAAAATTAAAAGGTAAAAAGAAGAAAAAGAAAAAATGAAATTAACTACTCGTCAAAAGAACCTACTTGATAAACATTCGGAGCACCATAGTGCCAAGCACATGGAGTTTATGAAAAGACGTATGCGAGCAGGAGACACTTTCACTCAAGCCCATAAAAAGGCACAGGCGAAGGTAGGTAAATAATGAGAAAACGTAAAGGAGTCAGTTTATCTGTAGGTAGAGGTGAAAAATCCAAAAAAGGTGGCCTTACAGCAAAAGGCCGTGCAAAATATAACCGAGCAACAGGATCCAACCTCCAGGCACCAGTTACCAAAAAGAAAAACCTCACTCCCAAAGAAAAAGCAAGAAGAAAATCTTTCTGTGCAAGAATGAAGGGAGTAAAAGGTCCACTTAAAGACAGTAAAGCGGTAGCGATAGTCCGTTTACTCGCACCAGAGCAGTAGTAGACATGATGAAAGGCTGGGAAATAATGAAAGCAGTTACAGAAGGAACAGAATATCTAAGAGAAAACTCCGAAGCATTTTTACCATTAGAACCAAGAGAAGATTATGATGCGTACCTTGCAAGAGTAAATCGTGCTGTATTTTCTCCTTTTACGCAAAGATTAATAAGAGCAGCTACAGGTCTTGTATTAAGAAAACCAATAGCATTGATAGGTGATCCTTATTGGACAGAAATGTTTAAAATGGATGTTGATGGTTGTGGTTCTGATTTAGATGAATATGCAAGAAGATTATTAATGTGTTCTCTCACATATGGCCAAAGTCATATTCTTGTAGATTATCCTGCACCTGGAGGGGCTGTCAGTTTAGCCGAAGAACGTCAGCAAAATCGTAGACCTTATTGGATTGAAGTCGATCCAACAAATATTTATGGCTGGAGATTAGATAGAGAGTCAAATTACGGCAATTTGATACAGGTGAGACTGGCTGAGAAAGCAGTTCTACCTGACGGAGACTTTGGTGAAAAAATTTATGATCAAGTTCGAGTAATAGAACCAGGTCGCTACCGTGTTTTCAGAAAAAGAGAAACAGTTGAGGATCTTTACGAAGACGATGGCGGTGGGTATGCAGGAAGTATGTCCAGTCCCGAAGGAGCAAAAGACTACGAATTAGCAGAATCAGGTGAGTTTTCTCTTGGCGAAGTACCCTTAGTTTCAATTTATTCTGGAAAAGTTGAAAATTTAGTAAGTAAACCACCTTTATTAGATATTGCATATTTAAATCTTGCACATTTCCAAAGACAAGCTGATTTAATTCATAGTTTGCACGTTGCATCTCAACCAATGCTTGTAATGGAAGGTTATGACGATCAAACCAAAGACCTTGCTGTAAGCGTCAATTATGCAATGGCAACTCAGCCAGGTAACAAAATTTATTATGTAGAACCAGCTTCCAGTGCTTTTGATGCTCAATCAGCAGAAATAAAAGAACTACAGATGCAGATGGCAACACTAGGAATTAGTACATTATCACAACAGAAGTTTGTAGCCGAATCAGCAGATGCTCGCAGATTAGATCGTGTAGACACCAACTCCATGCTCGCAATGGTATCTATGGAGCTTGAGCAAAAGCTACAAAAAGCCTTCAATCTCTCTGCCGAATATGTTGGAATCGAACCACCAGAAGTAAAGATTAGCAGAGACTTTGACATTGAAAGACTAATTGGACAGGATATTACAGCCTTAACATCACTATTCGATCAACAAGTCATTGATAGAGAAGAGTTTAGAGATATTTTAGTGCAAGGTGAGGTGCTTCCTAACGCAAATGAGGTCAAACCAGAATAGTCTGCTACAATAGTGTGTAAGTACATATAAATTATGGGCAAACATCTAGATTATGTTCAGCAATCTGATGGAACATATAAGTGGGAACTGGCAGAAATTCCAGCCGTCAAGTCCACTCCAGCAGAGACACCTAAACCAAAAGCTGAAACACCTAAGAAACCAGTTTCTAACAAAAAGAAATCTACAGGAATTTTATCCGAATAATCTATGGCAATCGAAGAAAAAGTAGTTCAGTCTGAGTCTGTGGCTCCTTCTGATCAGTCCGTGACTGAAACTCCTTCACAACCACAAGCTCCAAATCTAGATTCTGTAAAAGCAGAATACGAAGCAAAATTAGCTGCTGCCCGTAAAGAAGCTGCTGAAAATGAGGAAAAATTTAAAGGTGCAAAGTCTAAATTAGACGAAGTTTACAAGAAAAAAGAAGCAGAACGCACCAAAGAACTTGAAGATCAGGGACAATGGAAAACTCTCTGGGAAGAAGCCAATAAAACTAACCAGGAAATGCAACAGGAGAATATGTCTCTAAAGCAAAGTTTAGAAGATATGAGAACTTCTAATGAAATGGCTTCTACAAAAACCACAGCACTTTCAGCCATAAGTAATCAAGGTGCTATAAATGCAGAGCAAATGCTCTCCTTAATTCAAAATAAACTACAACGAAATGCTGAAGGTAAGGTAGTTGTTCTTAACGGTGGTGTAGAACAGGACTTAAATACTTATCTTTCCACATTAAAGAACCCTGGAAGTGGGTACGAACATCACTTCAAACCAAGCAGTGCTGCTGGTATGGGTGCAAAGCCTAGTCCCGTATCGAATGTGTCAGGTGGAGTAATTAATCCCTGGAAGACTGGCAATTTGACGCAACAGATTATAATGGAGAATGAGAACCCCGACCTCGCAGCCGTGCTGAAGAGGGAGGCTCAATAAAAATAGTTAGTTTCCGTGAAACTAATGCCCTTATCTGTGATTAGGGTATCGCAAAAAGTTTAAAGGTAAATCTGAATGGCTGCTCCGTTTCAGAATTACTCTGGCGGTGTCCTATTAGCGGATGTCGTTAAGAGAAATAATTTTAGTACTTACGTTTCCGAAGCTATCAAAGAGCGTAGTGCTTTTATCAAGTCTGGTGCTGTTACTCGTAACGCACTTCTTGATGCAACAG